TCGTGTACTAAACCCAATCGGTATGAATGATACCTTCCATGCTGGCAACAACTACGCTGCCAAGTATGAGGCATCGTGTCAGCAACTATTGAATGAAGGTTTTGGTTTAAGTGAAACCGGACATGGGGGCCAGTTCAGTAGTAACGGCTGGGTTTAAAGTGGGGATGGCCCCTAGCGGGGCCAGACCCTTATACAATACTCTTTTTATTAAAGTTACCAACAACACCGCTTAAATTTCTTACTCTTACCACACGGGCATGGCCTGTTACGCATCCAGTTTTTACGCTCCGGCGTATCCATGGCCTTTAACGTCTCAAGGTCACGGCGCTTTACGGGCACGTTAAACTCAGGAATCTCGGAAATTTCGTGCGGATATATCTCGGCGGTTTTTGGGTTCATACCAGCGCCTCCAGTCTTGCCACTGACTCTTCCAAGGTATGGAATGACTCCACAGCCCCTTCGTTAGCGTAGTCCAGACGATGAATAAGTCCTCCAGGTTTCGTTTCTTCTGGTTGCTCTGCATCCGGCTGTGGACCTGACAGCCGAGCTAAAATGTACTCAACCCGATGCCTAATTTCCATAATTCGCGGCGAATGCGTTTCTACTTTATCGACCAAGTTTGATAGTTCAGTGTCGTTGCCCGGATCTGGCGAGCATTCTTCATGGCTTGATTTGACGTTGTTCATTATCATTACCTTTGGTTGGGTGTGTACTGCTTGGTGTGTTTTATTTAGTAATTGTTCTGATTGTTTATACAATGTTCCTTTCATGAAAAATGGCTTGACGGCAGTGATAAATATCATCATCCGTATTGTGGATTATGAAATCCCCAGGGAACACTGTCTCATGCGCCTTAAAGAACACATCTTTGTGCGCGACCTTAATACAAAAACAGGAATCTCCAAGATGACTAATTGCATCGTTGGCTTTCACTTTATAAGCCGACCGTGTGATCGGGCGACTTTCGTAGTCTATAAAACCTTCCATACTTACTCTCCTGTTGAACCAAAGCCTGCATGGCCACGGTTAGTATCATCCAGTTCCTCGACAACCTGCATATCCAACGATGCAACTGGCACGATTAATACTTGATAAAGTCTGTCACCGGCTTTCCAACGAAGACTACCTTGATCCTTCATACGCATGGAGACCGCCCATTCACCACGGTAATCCGCGTCGATAACACCTGCTGTATTGTTCAGCTCAAGACCGTGGTTCACGCCTTTACCTGAGCGGGGCAGGATGAGACCAACATAACCTTCAGGGATTTCTGCGGCAAAACCCAGTCCGACTTTTAAACCTATTTCATTGTAGTGATAAACCTCACCACCTTCGGGCATATATAAATCATACCCACCTGATTTATCTGATCCTTTAGTGGGGCATTTAAAGCCTTCATGTAATGGTTTAATATTCATTTGTGAATTCCTTATTTTAAATACATACCATGTACTGAATTGTACATGACCTTGGCTGCCCACTTATGAATGAAGCTGAACAGTATACTAAAGACGATGAAGTAGAAACGCCATCGCTTACTAAATGGGAAAAAGAACCCACTTTGTTAGAGCTTAAACAGGATCTGACTGAATCCCGTAATGATCATGATACCCAAGTCAGTACCGTGGATGGTTACTTGGATAACCTGAATATCACAGGCAAAGCTAAAGTTAATACAGCAGAGGGCCGATCCAAAGTTGTACCAAAGCTCATTCGTAAACAAGCTGAGTGGCGCTACGCTGCATTGTCTGAGCCATTCCTAAGTACAGCAGAAATGTTTCAGGTTTCCCCCGTTACTTGGGAAGATAAAGCAGGTTCAATTCAAAATCAGTTGCTACTTAACAATCAATTTAATACTCGTATGAAGAAAGTAAAATTCATCGATGAGTATGTACGTACCGGTGTTGACGAAGGTACGATTATTTGTCGTGTTGGTTGGGAATTTGAAGAAGAAAAATACGAAGAAGTAACTGACGACTACGAGTTTGTGGTTAATCCTGAGTATGCGCCATTACACGCAGAATTGGCTCAGATGAAAAAGGAAAACCCGGGTTAGTACTATTCTGAAGTCCCGGACGAACTGCAAGAAGCCCATGAAACGGCGATAGCTTCTGGGGAACCCATTCAGGCTGTTCTTGTTGGCTCAAGCAAAAAAGAGCTGACCCGTACTTTGAAGAACTACCCAACAGCGGAAGTCTGCGACTTCCGCAATGTGATTATCGATCCCACTTGTAACGGTGACATCGATAAAGCGGGCTTTGTTATCTACAGCTTTGAGTCGTCGCTTTCGCAACTGAAAAAAGACGGTAAATACAAAAACCTGGACAGGATTGTTGTGAGCAACGCATCACCCCTGGCTCAGTCAGACCATGCCACGGATAACGAAAGCAACTTTACCTTTGCCGACAAGCCCCGCCAAAAGATGGTGGTCCACGAATACTGGGGCTTCTGGGACATTGATGGCTCGGGCATCGTCAAGCCGATTGTGGCTGCCTGGGTAGGCGACACGATGATCCGTATGGAGGAGAACCCCTTCCCGGACCAGAAGCTGCCGTTTGTCATTGTTCAATACCTACCAAAACGTAAAGCGATCCACGGCGAGCCGGACGGTGCCCTGTTGGAAGACAACCAGAAGATTCTGGGCGCCACCATGAGAGGCATGATCGACATTATGGGTCGCTCTGCCAACGGTCAGGTTGGTACCCGTAAGGACGCTCTGGATGCGGTTAACAAGCGCCGATTCCGCAACGGCCAAGACTATGAGTACAACGGCAACGTTGATCCACGGCTGGGTATGTTCATGCACACCTACCCGGAGATTCCCAACTCTGCACAGTTCATGTTGCAGCAGCAGAACCAGGAAGCTGACTCTCTCACAGGCGTCCAGTCGTTCAGTCAGGGCGTTTCAGGCGAGGCCATGGGCGATGTAGCGGCCGGTGTACGCGGTGCTTTGGACGCCGCTTCCAAGCGTGAGTTGGGCATTCTACGGCGCCTGTCTGCCGGCATCGTTGAAATTGGTCGCAAGTTCATCAGCATGAATGCCGAGTTCCTGGACGAGGAAGAGGTTGTACGAATTACCAACGATGAGTTTGTTGCTATTCGTCGTGATGACTTGGCCGGAGAGTACGACCTGAAGCTGTCGATCTCAACCGCTGAGGAAGATGACAACAAGGCCAAAGAGATGGCCTTCATGCTACAAACCCTGGGCAATAAAGTGGACTTCAGCATCGTGCTCAAGATCCTGATCAACATTGCCCGCCTTCGCAAAATGCCAGACCTGGTTAAAGAACTCGAAGAGTACGAGCCCAAGCCTGATCCCTTTGAAGAAGAGAAACAGAAACTTGAGCTTGAACTGTTACGCGCTCAGATCGAAGAAACAAAATCTAAGGCAGTTGAAAACAATGCCGAAGCTCGGCTTGATATGAGCAAAGCCCAGGAAACCGGTGCTAAGGCAGAGAACCTACAAAGTGATACCGATAAAAAGAATCTTGATTACGTCGAGCAGGAATCCGGTGTTACCCAAGAACGTGATTTACAGAAGAGTGGTGAACAGGCCCGTAGCCAGGGAAAACTAAAACTACTGGATCACGAACTGGATAAACAGGATGAAGACCGTAAAGAATTAAAAAGTTACTTAAATAGAGGTAGTTGAAAAATTAGGATAAATAATTAAAATTGTATTACTGTCATTTGTTACAAGGTAGATGACAGTAATACATTAACCACTTATCAGAGATCATTATGAGCCATAGCGAAGTACACGATATTGAATTGAACATGAAAGAAGCCAAAGAGTTTGTGGACCTTAGTAAGGCTCTCGCTCGACTTAACAATAACAAAGATTTTAAGCGAATCATTGTTGACGGCTACTTCTCTAAAGAAGCAGTGCGGCTTGTTCATCTGAAATCTACCCCAGGAATGCAGGCTGCTACAGACCAGGCAAGCATTATCCGGGATATTGACGCTATTGGTTCATTGGCTCAGTTCTTTACCGTAATTGAACACAAAGCCACTATGGCAAAAGAAGCCATTGCTGAGTGTGAGTTGTCACTTGAAGAGTTGCGTAACGAGGAGGCTGACTAATGCCAGAACCAACTCAAGACAATAACCAAGAGCAAGATACTTCTCCACTGGGTATGTCTGACGGCGAGTTTGAAAAGCTGGACCCGAATGCTTTTGAAGCTGAAGAAATTGTTGAGCCCGAAGCTGATGCTGTTGAAAACGACGACCCAGAAGCTGACCAGGAAGCTGACCAGGAAGAAGACACGGATACCGACGAGGATGAGGCCGGCGCGACAGCAGAGGCCTCTGACTCGGAGGATGTAACAGAAGAAGAAGAAGGTGAAGCTGCCGAGTCAGAAAGCGAGGGTGAGGCTGAAGAGGGCGCCCCTGAAGCCGATAAGACTGCTGAGACTGAACCTGGTGAAGAAGCAGACAAGGCTGATACAACCGAAGAGAAAGCTGAACCCATTAATTACGAAGCTGAATACAACAAGTTGCTGGCTCCCTTCCGTGCAAACGGTAAGGAAATGCAAGTCAAGAATACAGACGAAGCCATGCAGCTCATGAAAATGGGCGCCAATTACAACAAGAAGATGGCAGGTTTAAAGCCATCTTTGAAGACCGTAAAACTTCTGGAGAACAATGGTCTCCTGGACGAAGGCAAATTGAATTACCTGATCGATCTACATAAGAAAGATCCAGGTGCTATTAAGCAGTTAATTAAAGACAGCGGCGTCGATCCCTTAGATGTGGATACCGATGCCGACAGCGACTACAAACCCAATACTTACAATGTAGATGATCGTGAGATGGAACTGGACGAGGTGCTGGAATCTATTGCAGATTCACCGACCTATTCAAAAACCATTGGCGTTGTCAGCAATAAGTGGGACGAAGCAAGTAAGCAAACGATCGCTAACAACCCCCAAGTGCTAACTGTAATCAATGACCACGTAGCTAGTGGAATTTATGAGCAGGTCAGTAATGAGGTTGAACGTGAACGTGCGTTAGGTCGCTTAAAAGGGCTTTCAGATTACGAGGCTTATTCGCAAACCGGCGATGCAATGCACAAGCAAGGCAAGTTTGTCTCCACTGGCGAAAGCCAAGAGTCAGCGCCACCTGCTAAGCAGAAAGTTGTCTCCGCTCGAAAAGCCATCGATAACCCAGCCCTAAAAAGCAAGAAGCGAGCTGCAAGCTCCACTAAAGCTAAACCTGCTGTTAAGGCTCCAGACATCAACCCGTTGGCTATGTCTGATGAAGAGTATGAAAAACAGTACAACGATCAACTCATGTAAGTAAGGAAATTTTATGGCTAGACAATATAACGATCCAGCCGGTGGTGATGAGTCGCAAGTCGGTACTCAGATCCGTACTGATGTTTATGAAAAACGCGCTCTTATTGAGATGCGTCGTGAGCAGCATTTCGGCCAACTGGCCAATGTACGCTCCATGCCTAAGCACATTGGTAAAACCATGAAGATGTACCAGTATCTGCCCTTGCTTGATGACGAGAACATCAACGATCAAGGCCTGGACGCTGCCGGTGCAACAATTGATGACGGTAACCTGTATGGCTCAAGCAAGGACGTA